ATAAAGCGAGAGCAACAAAGCCCATAGATGGCTGAACAAGGACGGAACATGGGCAAAGATAATTGGATATACACATACTATCAGGGCATCAAGAACGGCAAATACACAGTAGGCAAGTGGATTGAGCTTGTTTACGGGTACATAGTGCGAGGAATCGAAGGGAAACAGTTCTTCTTTGACCAAAAGAAAGCTGCAGACGCTATCGAATGGATAGAAACCCATTGTTTCCATACGGAAGGTGTGAAAGCACCGAACAACATAGAACTTGAGGTGTGGCAGAAAGCTCTGCTGTCCTGTATTTACGGGATAGTAGATGCAAAGGGGCAGAGACAGTTTCGCGAGATATTGTTAGTTGTCGGCAGAAAGAACGGCAAAACTAAAATAGCATCTGCTATCGGCAACTATGAGTTTCGGAATAACGAGTACGGTTCGAGGGTGTTCTGTATCGCACCGAAGCTGGATCAGGCAGACCTTGTATATAACGATATATGGCAGATGGTCACGCTTGACCCTGAGTACATAGAGCTGAAAGAACGGCTCTCCGAGAAAGACCAGCACAATAAAAAACTGTATGACGATGGAGAGTTGCCGAGGCACAGGATGAGCGACTTAGCAATCCCTGCCACAAACTCAACAGTCAAGAAGATAGCTTTCAGCGCGAAGAAATCAGACGGTTTCAACCCGTCCCTCTGCATCTGTGACGAGATCGCATCGTGGGAGGGTGACGCTGGATTAAAGCAATACGAAGTAATGAAATCAGGAATGGGAGCAAGACCTGAGGGAATCCTTCTATCCTGTACTACTTCGGGCTATATAAACGATTCGATATATGACGAGATGCTCAAAAGGGCAACTCGTTTTTTATTAGGCGATTCAAAGGAAAAGAAACTTCTACCGTTCCTGTACATCATTGATGACATAGACAAATGGAACGATATCAATGAACTGCGAAAGAGCAATCCGAATTTAGGCACTTCGGTGTCTGTGGATTACATGCTCGAAGAAATAGCTGTTGCGGAGGGTTCGCTCTCAAAGAAAGCAGAGTTTATCACAAAGTATTGCAATCTGAAACAGAACAGTTCACTTGCATGGCTTGAGTCGAACGTGATCGAGAACGCAACCGGTGAACCGCTGAACCTTGAAAACTTCAGAGGGTGTTATTGTGTCGGAGGTGTTGACCTGTCGAGGACAACAGACCTCACGGCTGCAACGATCGCTATTGAGCGTAACGGAGAGGTTTATGTGTTTGCGAAGTTCTTCCTTCCTGAGGAACGCATAGAGGAACTGCAACAGATAGACCAAGTGCCTTACGGGATATATCTACAACGAGGTCTCTTACAGGCATCAGGGTCGAATATTGTCGATTACAACGATGTATTTGAGTGGTTCAAGGAAATAGTCGAGAAGTACGAAATATACCCGTTAAAAGTCGGATATGACCGATATAGCGCAGCATACCTGATTCAGCAGATGCAAGCATACGGGTTCCACATGGACGATGTATTTCAAGGCTACAATCTGCACCCTGTAATACAGGAGTTTGAGGGGCTGATAAAAGACGGTCGAATCCACATCGGAGACAATGACCTGTTGAAGATACATTTCTTCAATTCAGCTTTAAAGATAAGCACCGAAAAAGGGCGAAGCAAATTAATCAAAATAAAGCCGACCGCACACATAGACGGAATGGCTGCGTTGCTCGATGCGATGACGGTACGGCAAAAGTGGTACGGAGAAATCGGGCAACAACTACAGAATGAGAGGTAATTGAATGTCACTTTTTGATTGGATATTCAGACCGAACAAAGCGAAGGAATCAGAACGAGCCTTGAACGAGGCAAAGACCCTGTTCCAATCGCTGACCGCTTATCAGCCGGTATTCACAAATTGGGGCGGTATGGTCTACGAAAGCGAAATAGTGAGAGCTGCCATTGACGCAAGAGCAAGGCACATTTCAAAACTGAAGGTCGATGTCTTTGGCACAGCCAATCAGCCGTTACAGGCGAAGCTGAGACTCGCACCGAATCAGTTCATGACTTGGAGCCAATTCCTGTACAGAACCTCAACAATCCTTGATGTGAATAACACAGCCTTTATCGTTCCTGTGTTTGATGATCGCATGGTGATTACAGGTGTATATCCTGTTCTCCCTACGATGTGCAACATAGTCGAATACAAGGACGAGTTGTGGCTAAGATACCAATTCGCATCAGGACAGGTCGGAGCGGTCGAATACAGGAAGTGCGCGATCCTGACAAAGCATCAATATAGTAGTGACTTCTTCGGGTCTTCTAACAAACCGCTCGGAGAGACAATGCAGCTCATTCACATTCAGAATCAGGGCATTGAGGAAGGTGTCAAGAACTCGGCAACATTCCGATTCATGGCACAGCTTGCGAACTTCTCAAGCGCAGAAGACCTAAAAAAAGAACGTCAGAGATTCACAGAAACAAACCTATCCGCTGATTCAAAGTCGGGTGGGTTTTTGCTTTTCCCGAATACATACAAGGACATCAAACAGATTGACGTTAAACCGTATGCGATTGACGCAGAACAAATGAAACAGATTCGGGAGAATGTCTTCAACTATTTCGGTGTCAATGAGGATGTGCTTCAGAACAAGGCTCACGGTGAATCCCTTGAAGGGTTCTTCGATGGATGTATCGAGCCTTTTGCTATCCAGCTTTCAGAAGCTCTGACGATGGCAATGTTCTCTGAGCGTGAACGAGCACAGGGAACAAAGATCGTAGCCAATGCGAACAGACTTCAGTACATGAGCGTAACGCAGAAGGTTCAGATGGCAAAGGAACTCGGAGACCGTGGCGCGATCCTGATTGACGAAATCAGAGAATTGTTCAATTACGCTCCTCTCCCTGACGGAGCAGGACAGGTCGCACCGATAAGAGGTGAGTACAAAGCAACAGACGAGTTGGGAGGTAGCAACAATGCCAGCGAAGAGTGACAGAGAATACAGAAACATGGTTCTTGAAGTCAGAAAAGACGAAGAGAACGAAAGAAATATCGTAGTCGGATACGCAAGCACTTTCGATGAGCCTTATACGCTCTATGAGGATGGTGATTGGCGGTTCGATGAGGTTGTAGATGCAAACGCATTCGCTAACACAGATATGAGCGATGTAATCATGCAGTATGACCACGAAGGGCGAGTATTCGCAAGGATAAGCAACAATACCCTCACCGTCACACCTGACGAGAGAGGGCTGTTGATAGAGGCTGACCTCGGAGGAACGGAGCTGGGACGCCAGCTCTATGAGGAAATCCGAGGCGGTTACACGAACAAGATGAGTTTCGGCTTTACCGTTGATGGTGAGGAAATCACCGATAGGAAACAGCCTGACGGCAGCGTTATCACGGAGAGAAGAATCACATCAGTTCGCAAATTGTATGACGTTTCTGCTGTTTCATTGCCAGCCAATGACGCGACTTCAATCAGCGTCAGAAGTCTGACAGACGGAGAGATCAAGAGGATTCAAGCGGAGAGACTTGAAGCTGAAAAGATGGAGCTTGCAAGACGGAGACTCGAAGTGAGAGCAAAAGCTCTCGGAAAGGAAGAGTAATGACAAAAGAGGAAATTATGAACCTCGGCTTCGAAGAGCTTGAATCAAGAAGTAACGCAATCGCTGCAGAGACCGCTGAAGCTGATGCGGAGAAACTTGATGCTCTTAGTGCTGAGCTTGACCTCATTGAGGAAAGAAAGAGAGTCCTCAAGGCAGAGGTCGAAGAGAGAAAGAAATCTGCTGAAGCTGTTGCAAGCGGAGCAGGTTCGGAAATCGAAACAAGAAAGGATGATAGAACAATGTCAGAAATGGAAATCAGAAACAGCCATGAGTATATCGAGGCATTTGCTAAGTACATCAAGACAGGAAACCCTACAGAGTGCAGAACACTCCTGAGTGACAACGTAACAGGCGGAGTAGTTCCTGTTCCTGAGTTCGTTGCAGGTATCATTGCAGAGAGACTCAAAGCATCCCCTATCCTGTCAAGAGTAAGAAGAATGAACGCAGCAGGTAACGTAAAGGTCGGATTCGAGATCGATGCTCCAGCAGCAGGAACACACACAGAGGGTTCTGATACTCCTGTAGCAGAAGAAGAGCTGGTACTCGGTATCGTTCACCTTGTTCCTACAACCTACAAGAAATGGGTATCAATCTCTGACGAGGCACTTGACAGCATGGCAGGTGAGGACTATCTGAGATACATTTATGACGAAGTAGCAAGAGGAATCATCAAGGCGGAAGAGAACGCAGTAGTAGCAAAGATTCTTGCAGCTCCACAGGTCGCAACCGCAACAAAGCCAGCCGTAGCAAAGACAGGTTCGGCTGCTGGTGCTATCACAGACTTTGTTGATGCAAGAGCACTCCTGAGTTCCGCAGCAGAAGATCTTGTACTCATCATGACCCCTGCACAGTATGCAACATACAGAGGTCTTCAGATGGGAGCAACCTACGCTGTTGACCCGTTTGACGGTCTTGAAGTCCTGTTCAATGACACAGTAACAGCACCTATCATCGGTGACCTGAGTGGCGTAATGATGAACCTGCCAAAGGGTGAGTCAATCGAGTTCAAGTATGATGACAGAACAAGAATGAAACTTGACCTTGTTGACATTCTCGGAAGACAGCCGGCAGCTATCGAGGTTGTAGGCAACAAGTTCTTTGCAAAGGTATCAGCATAATGGCAAAGGTCGAATTACTCCGTGATACGGTGGTTCGCTTTGCAAAAGGCACCGTCCTTGAAGTCTCTAATGAAGAGGCTTCAAGGCTCATTGCCTTTAACAATGCCGTTAGAGTAGCAGAGAAAAAGACCGAAGCAAAGACGGCAAAGAAGAAGAAATAGTGTGAGGTAATTGTAATGCTCGAATTAGTCAAAACAGCTCTCAGAATAACAACAACTGCATATGACTCTGAGCTTAACTATCTGATAGATGCTGCAAAGCTCGATTTGGGCATAGCAGGGGTAGTTGTACCTGAGGAACTCGATGCGATAGTGAAGAAAGCAATCATCACATATTGCAAGATGTCTTTCGGTCTGCCCGAAGATTATGACAGACTCAAACGATCCTATGATGAGCAGAAAGCCCAGCTCTCTAACGCGACAGGATATACGGATTGGACGGTGAGCTAAGATGTATGACAGCGTAGCAACACTCAAGGCATACGGTGAGCCTGTATATGATGGTTACGGCAACGAGTTCGTGCCTGAGATAGATACAACAGTGTTTGTTCAGCCGAGAGGGGTATATAACTCCGAGTTCTACAACGCTGCACAGCTTGGTCTGCATCCGTCAATCACATTCGTACTGACCAACAGAGCGGATTATAACGGGCAGAAAATAATCAATTTCGAGGGAAAGGATTATTCTATCATCCGTTCTGATTGGGACGCTCAGAGGGACGAAATACGGCTCATATGCGAGGAGCGAATCAATGGAAACCCTAACAGTACAGATGGACAAAATACTCGATGAGTACAAGGAACGTGTAAAACGTGCAACCGATGTCTCAATGAACAGAGTATCAAGGGAGTGCGTGAAAAAACTCCGCAATACTTCACCAAAGAAAACAGGTGACTATGCAAAGGGCTGGGTATCTGAAAAAGCTGTGGCTCATGGCAACACGGTAGACTATATCGTGCGGAACAAGACAGACTATCAGCTTACTCACTTACTTGAGCATGGTCATGTTGTTGTCAATAAAAAGGGTGAGTATGGACGAGCACCGGCACACCCTCACATCAAGCCTGTAGAAGAATGGGCGAACAATGAGCTGCCTCAAGAAATTGAGAGGGAACTGCAATGACGATCTATCAGACATTACAATCGACAGGTCTTCCTTGTGCGTATAGTCACTTCAAAACATCACAGAAGCCTCCGTATATCGTGTATATCGGGAACGGGCAGGATGTGTTTGAAGCAGACAATACTCACTATTACAAGGAGAATCGATATCAAGTCGAATACTATTTCACAATAAAAGATGAATCAAACGAGACCGCTATCGAGGACGCACTTCTCGCAAGCGGTTTTTTGTATGAGAAGAGCGAGGACATCTATATCGAGAGCGAAGGTGTTTTCGTAGTTTATTACTACATTTAACGAAAGGGGCTAATCAATGGCTAACAAAGTAGAATTTGGTATTTCTCAGCTCCACGTTGGTACTTACACAGTAGGCGAAAACAATGCTGTTACTCTTGGTACTCCGTACCATCAGAAAGGCGCTGTTTCATTCAGCCCTGAAGAAAATTCAGAGCAGAACAACTTCTACGCTGACAACATCGTTTACTGGAGCGGTTACTCAGGCGGTTCAATCGAGGGTGATCTTGAAGTCGCAATGTTCGATGACGAGTTCAAGACACAGTTCCTTGGTTA